CGTCCAATGCTTGTTCAACAATTTCAAGTTCTTCTGAAGCATCTCTGGCTTTATCAATTACTTCATACACTCTTCCGTTTGAGGGATGATAATGTAAAAACTCTTGTAGCACTTGATTTTGTTTTGGAACAAAAAGCATACCGTCTTCAAATACTATAGGCTCTAAAACAGCATTACCATCTTGTTCATCTTCGAATGGAGTTTTTTGATTACGTGCATAACGCAAAGGTCTGTTTACTCCTTTGTCTTCGTCAAAATATAATAAAGGGGATCTTTTTGAATGGCGTGATGCCAACATATAACTTAGTGGGGCTTTCTCTCCGATAAGCCTGTAAGCTTTATCTATAAATTTTTGTGTTTTTTTCATTTGATATAATTTAATTTAAAAAAAAAAGAGGGTTACTAAGAGAACGTTTACATGTATGCCGTTTACCCTCCTTTTAAAATAATTACCCTCGTTATTACAACGAGGGTAAATATTACTACTTATTATGCATCTTGAAATAAGAAGAAGTTGTTTGCTCCTAAGACACAAACAGCTCTTTCAGTCAAGAAGTTTACTTCCATAGCATCTAAAGAAGATGTTTTTGCTCCACCAGCAGAACCAGTGATCCAAGTCTTGTATCTTCTATCTTCAGTTTCAGAAGCTCTGTAACGAACGTGTAAGAAAGGACGCTTAGCATTCTTTCCTAAGATTTGATCGTATACTGTAGTTGAACCAGCAGGAACTAATAGTCCGTTGATTGCTCCACCTACAAGACCACCTCTCATTGTTGGGTCGTTAAGATATTTCCAGTCAGACTTGTAGAAGTCATAACCTCTACGGAATCCTGTGAAACCAAGGTTTAATGCCATCTCTTCATCGTTGTCGAATAAACCATATGATGTACCTCCAGCTCCATAAGAGTTTTGAGCAGCTAACATATCGTCCATATCAAATGAGAAGTTTCTATTTACGAAAAGAACATTCTCTTCAATAGAACCTTGCTTATCTAATCTTTGGATAATACTGTCAAACTCAGCAAGAGTTGTTGGGTTACCACCACCAAAAACATTTCCTCGGTCTTCTACAACGTAGAATACACCTTCAGAACCATTTAGGTTTGCTGCAGATGCACCAGCTGCTGTTCCTTGGAAGAAGTCTCCAGCTCCAGAACCAGCTTCAGCTGGAACTGCCTCAATCATTGCTGTTTCCATGTAGTCTTCAAAACGTAGTCTTGTGTCATGCTCAGACTTTAAGTACCAAAGGTATCCACTTACTCCGTCTTCTCCAGAAACTTCAATCCATCCGATTTGAGCCATATCAGATCCAGATACTGCGTATTTGTCTTTGATAATAATAGGCTTGTTGTCGAAGATGAAATCATCAGCTTCATTAGATCCAGTCATTCCTTCAGTTCCTTTGTTGAACTCTGAACCATAGATAAAGATATCACAAGCAACAGCTGCTGCCATAGTTTGTCCACCATTTTCATAGTAAGCAATTGTTACTGTGTTTGGTGCAGCAGACGTAGGTGCTACTGTTACAACTCCTTTATTTGTAAGGTTTGAACCTGGAGTTTTATCTGAGATCATTACTGTTTGACCAACTCTTAACGCTGCTGTAGCACTATTTGCCAACGCAGGGTTAAAGTTAGTAAGGTTATTAGGAATTGTCCAAACACCAGTTGCTGCTGCTACCGCACCTGCTGATGTACAATTCTGATATTTAACGTGTAGTCTTCCTTGCTCAGCCCATTTGATAAGGTCAGAGTTAGAAGGCATTTCTGCTCCAACCATTCTAAGGAAAGAGCTAATCGAACGGTTTCCATATCTCTCAAATTCCTTTTCATAAGTATCAGGTAGATACTGATTTAAGAAATCAAAGTTATTGATATAATTACTTTCCAACGGCACTTGTTGTGCTGAAGGTTGTAAGTCAAAACCTGGGGTTGCATTTACTGCCATAATTTTTCTTTTTTAAATTTTTAACTTTTATTAATACTTCTAATTTTAAGTCCTCGTCCACTACTTTTATCTCCAACTGAGCGTATTTTCAAACCATCTTTTGTAGACAATTGCGGTGATTTTCGTATATCCATATTTATATTTTTGGATTTACGAGTAACATCATCCACAGCTGCTGCTACACCTTGTTCATAAAAAAACTGTGCAAACTTTTCAGGATTCATAGCAACCGATAAGGCTCTATGGTATCCTTTAGCATCTTCAATTAAACCTTTGTCGTCTAAAAATTTGCCGACAAAATTGTTAACATCTGATTGCTTGTTCATCAATTCTTCTTTAGTACCTGGTTTGTAGTTAATTTTTGAATCGCCCACGTTAAATTCAAAACCTTTGAAATCTTCGTTAAACACTTGTTTAGTTCGATCTAAAAAATAACTGTATCGCTTTTTGTTTTCCTCAGCAATAGTATCAGATTCTTTTATATAATCCTGATAAGCAGTAAGTTGTGTTTCTTGATCTTCAGATAATCCACCCCCACTTGACTCAAGAGGGATTTTATACTTATCTTTCTGTTCATTAAAGTACTTACGTGCTTTAGCAAGCTCTCTTTTTTTAGCTAACTTTCTTTTTTTAATGTCTTTTTCTTCGTCTTCATCAACATCGAATCCAAACTTATCATCCATTAAATCAATTATATCTATCGCATCAAGACCTTCTTCTTGAATACTATAGTAGTCAGCTAATACTGAATCATCGTCCATGTCATTGTAGTTCTTTTGTAATTTATAAAAGTCTTCAATGCCACGACCTGTTTCTTTTTTATACTCAAAATACTTTAAAACATCTTCAGGTAAATCCTCGTTTGTTTCTCTTGTTTCAAACAATTCATCAACTGAATTTATTTCTTTATTGTACCTTTCTTTAATATATGAAAGAACGTTTTCATCATTTACTCCTGATGACGGAGTTTCTTCGGTTTTTAAACCAATATTATCTTTTATTGAGTCAACTGACTCAGGGTCTTTAGTTTCAGAAATATCTACACTTTCAACTTTTTTAAGATCAACATCTTCCTGAGCTTCTATTTTATCTTGATGCTCATTTAATAGTTTCTCTTCTATTTCAGCTTTAGACTTTTCTTGTCCTTGACCAACTTCTTTTACTTTAAATTCCATTTTATTTAATTTTATTTTTTACAAATTTATATATTATTTTCTATATAATTTTAGACTATTACTATCTTGGATTAAATTCAGCAAGATCAAAACCATCTAAACTGTCTTCGTTAGATTCAAAATTTATTGGAGGTAAGTTTCTTTTTCTTTGTTCAATCATTTTTGATTGCTGAGTATTAGCCATTGTAATCCTATCAGATTTTCCCTTTTCTTTTGCTTTCTCTCTTTCATCAATTTGAGATTGCTCCATGCCTCTTAATTGTAAATTATAATTAAACTCTACTTGCATTAGTTGAGCTTTTAATGTAGCTTCACTTTTAAGTTTCTCAATATCCATTGCAATTTCATTTTGCTTTATTTGCAATTTGTTTTCCAATTCCATTTGAGCTTTTTGCTGTTCCATTTGAGATTGAGCCATAAACTGTTGCTGCTGCATTTCCGCTTGAGCAGCTTGTTGCTGCATTAATTGCTGCTGTTCAGCCTCGGCTTTTCTTTTTCTTTTAACTTTTAAAAGTTGATTAGCCATTTTTAAATTATGAATTTCTCTTATGTCAATAGCATCCTCTAAATTTATATCTTGTTTAGATAAAGCCATCTGAATGTTTTGTTCAAGCATTTGCTTTTCTTCTTCATCTGGAGACATTTCTAAGAAAATACCAAAGTCATATATATAAAAATCTTTTAAATCTTCTAATAGTCTTAAATTATATTTACCAATCTGCATAGCAAACTGATCTTTAAATTCAGAATATTGCATCACATCAGCAGTTCTAACAATAACACCTTCCGCTAATCTTTTAGTCAAGTATAAACTTCCGTTTAATATATGTCGAGTTGCTGTGTTTGAGCTTAGTGCTGCTAATTTTTGAATACCTACTAAAGCTTCAGGGTTTGGTGATGAAGCATCTCTCGCTTCATTAAGGCCTGTTACAGTGCGTATCATATCTAAGTAATGATTATAGTTGCCAATAAGCATTTGAAGCTTACCAGCACCACTACTTGAAGTTAATTGTTGTATTGGAACTCTTGCATTATTAAACTCACCATCTTGTGTGTAAGATCTACCAACTACACTACCTGTTTGAAAGTATAGTCGCAATGCATCTTCAGGATTGTATGCATTCCCTGTTCCTAAATCAACTTCATTTAAACCATCAGCATCTATAAATACACCATCTGGAACTACTCGAGCTACAACTTGTTGTATTTTTAAATGTGTTACTTGAATAAGATCGGCAAAAGGAATCATGCGTCTTACTAAAGATTCATAATTTCCTTTATACATTCTGGGAGCAACAGCAACATAATTAGGATATGCAAATTGAGAAGCAGACTTTGGTCTAACCATGTTTTCTGCAAGTTCCCATTTAAGCATAATATTTGTTCCCATCACCATTATACCATCATACCATACTTCTATTTTCTTTTCAACTCTTTCAAAACTACCTTCATCCATCATTTCTTGAGGTGGATTAAATGTGTCGTCTTTAGCAACTACTTTAAAAGTTCCGTCTGCCATTTGTTTTTTCTTGTAAACAAATGAATGAGTTGTTTTATAATTAAAATAAAGTAATGTACACGTGTCTCTATAAAACATAGAGTTTTCGTAATACTGAGAAGTATTATAATAATTATACCAAGACTGACTGTACTTGGCAATTTTGTCCATATCTTCATTAGATATGTTAGGATCTATTTTTACCAACTCTGTCATTGGTATGGTTTTTATTTCTCCCCAATAAAAACAATCTTTAAAATAAGGGTCTTCAGTATAACTATAAACAACATTAGCTGGATCGACATAATCTATTTGAATACCTTGACCAGGCAAAAATTGATGTTTAGCCATACTAACTCCAAGAGTCATTAAATCATAGTCACATCTTTTTCTTGTTTCTTGATATTGATTTTGACTTAAAATAGTATCTACAGCTTCTTCTGCTGCTATTTCTATAGCTGGTTTATATTTAAGTTGCATAAAAAGTTGCAACTCTTCTTCATTTGTAGGAAGTTCAGACTCTTCAGTTTGAAATACATTGATATCAAAATCTTGTTCTATTTGTTGAAACAAAGGTTTTGCAATCATTTCACCTTCAATTTCTCTTTGGAACTCATCCCTTTTCTCTGCAGACATAGCGTCTTCAGCAAAAGTTTTTACTTTAAATAGACGGTCATTTAAACCATTTACTACAATGTCAACAAACTTTGGAATTATAGGAACAGGTGTCCAATCTAAATTAAGATAACTTAAATCTCCATCAACTGCTATTTCATTTTTATACTTAGCCACCGATTGTTCTCCACGTGCGTAAAGCCTCAAACGATTAAACTCCCCCCATTGATCAAAAAACCGACACGAGCCATTATCTCTTCTGAACCACTCATATTGTATAGCCTGTCCAACTTGGAGGCCATATTCCATGGAGTCTTTCTGTGCGTCAGTAACAAACTGATCAGGGAAAGCGGCTTGATTGATTTCTATTTTTACCTCTTTCATTTATTATTTATTATACTGCGAGAATCAGTATTGTTATATGTTGCAAATTTAATGCTTATTTTCCTTTTTTCTTTTGACGGTGTATATAAGTGTTTTTGATTAGCCATAATTGCTAATCCAGAACTAATAGATGCATCAAACTTTGTTCGGTTTGAGATATCAAACTTTGCCCAATCCTCTAAAGTTCTTTGAAAATACATATCACCCATATCACCTTCTGTTCTATATATACCTTGCTCATCAATTCCCACATACTTTTCTATGTGAGACTCAATAGCTGCTGCATGCGACTGCTTTACATCTTCAGAAGTATTAGGTATTCCACCTAATTCTCTTTCTGTTTTTGAAAGTTTAGAATAATTTTTGTCAGGTCTGTTTAAACAAAACTCTCTGTATCCTCTATTTTTAAAATGATACAGTAATCTTGGTTTGTTATTCTCACACAAAATTGGCATTCCATAAAAAAAACAAGCCATTAAAACTTCTTCAAAAAATATCTCTGCAGTTTGAGGTCTTGCAATATATTCTAAAAAGAAATGATTACTTGGCATTTCTTCCATACTAAATTTTGTAAGTCCGTGCAAAGAACCATTAGATCCTTTACCAACTACTACTCCCGAAATGTCATAAGAATCACAGCCAAATGAACCTAAATGTTCGTTTCCTGGTAAAAATCTGCCATTCTTTTTTATTACATTGTTTTGCAACGCAACTTTCGGCATGTAAGTTACAAAAAATCTTCCTCTTTTATTTGGAGTCCATATTACCTGGGAATCTTTTATCCCATTTTTCCAACTAAAAGATCCCTGAGTTATAAAATGGTCTTTAATTAAGGAATCATTATAATCTATTTGTTGATATATTTTAGTTAAATTAAATATAGATTGTTTACTTTCATCTCTAAAGGCATGAGATTCAGAGCGAGGGAACTGTCGATAAAATTCATTTAAAGCATCTGGATCATTTTTTAAAGAGTCAACTTCGTTTTGCCAATAAGTGACAGAACCCTGATCAATGTACTCTCCATCGATTCCCATAACTTTTGTTTCTGGAGTTTCAAAAACAGGCATACCATATCTATCTATAAACCCTTCCATGTTCCATTCCATAGGAACAAAAAGTGAATATAATCCGCTTTTAGTTTGACCATTTGAATTTCTTTTGTTAACATCTGAATCGTAAAATAAATTCTTAAAGTTTCTACCACCTTTATCTAAAGCATTTGAAGTAGAACCCATCATACATTTGCCAATAACTTTGCTACCTAATCTCAAGCATGTCTTTGTAACACGCCAGTTATTTAAAATATTTTCAGGTTTTTCCCATTTGCCACTTTCATCATGAATTAAAAGTTTTAATTTTTCTCCATCATAACTGTTATCAGAAGTGTTTTTCCAATCAATAGTAGTGTCTAAGCCCTCAAGCTCTTCCTCTTCTATTTCAAACATATTCTTTTTGGTAATTTTAGAATCGGGTACTCTAAATGCTAATTCAGTTTTTGGCTTATCCATACCATCTTGTATGGGTTTAAAAAAGAAAGGATAGTTATTAGATATAGGAACAACTTTATCAGTAAACATTTTTTTAGCATCACTACCTGTTTTAGATAGTATTCCTACTCTCGAGTCTTTTGCGAGAGTTGCCATGTTTACACACTCTTCAGAACCCATGTAAGAAAAACCTGACCGCCTTATTTTTAAATAACAAATACCGAAACTTCTTTTGTCTGCTTTACAAGCTTCCCAGTATATGTAAAATATTCTATTAGCTTCTCTAAAATCAGGTAGCCCAACATCAATTTTTGTCCACTGTAAATACATGTAATGAGACCCTGTTATATATGTAGGTATACCATTGTTGTAGAACCAAAAACCTTTTTCTCTTCTGTTAAATTCTTCCTCAATATAATCTACCCATTGATTTTTAAAGTCATTAGACATTTGATGCCAAACAAATATGGTAGATATTTTTTTTAATTCTTTTGAAAATTCTTTAGCCTCCCAATACTGATCTATTTTAGAATTAGATCTTTTATATATATTTTTTGGTGTACTTGGTAAGGCAATTCTTAAACCATTTATATTGTATATTTCACCAATAGTTCCATCTCTGGATATTATTACAATATTATATTTTTCATCATAACCATACTGCCAAGATTTGTGTCTGTTTTTTGTAGAAACAACCTTAGCTGGAATTGCATTATGCAAAACTGTATATAAGTTATTTTGAATTTCTTTCTGCAAATCCTTTTGGTAAGTTATTTTTTTTAGTTTCTTTTCCTTCTAACCTATCTTTCTCCTCTTCTATTCTTTTTAATATTTCAAAGGCATCAAAAATTGCCAGTTTTTTTGTAGCTGCTGCATTTTTTAATCTATCTGCCGATACATCATCTTCTGTTCCTGTTACTATTTTTTCTTTAGCTACATTTATTAATTCATCTACAGCCTTTTGACCTGCATCTATTATTTTTATTTTAAGTGCTTTAGTATCCATTACTTAAATTTATAAAACATTACAAATACTTTTCTACCTGAAGACCATCCTTTATTAGGAAATTTACTATGAAAATAACTGGAAGGATAAGATAGTAATCTATTTTCTTCATATCCAATCACAGAACTTAACCTCCATTTTTCTAAAATTTCAGCATCAGCTTTGAGCATTCTATCATATTCTTCATCTGTAATTTCAGGTGGTAAATCTTTACCATAAATATCATGTTCCCAAAAAGCTGTTCCATGTAACTCTTCAAGTTCTTTAGGTGATAAATACAATACAATAGCACGATCAGGTCTTTCTCCTTTTATGTTTAAATCAGAATGAATTCTCCAGTTAGTGTCTAACTCATCTGTGGCAACTCTAAAAAAACTTAATATGTTTTCTAATTCTACCCCTTCTTTTTGTTCGAGTAAACTTAAAATATATTTATCAAAATCTTCATTTGAATCTAAAACATAAAAATCTTTTTCTCCAGAAATAACTTTTTGAAAAGGTTCGTTTAAATAATTTTGAGTTACCTTTAAAAAATCTTTGTCTAAAAAATTATCTATTATATATATCATAATTTTATAGTAATATTTTGCGTAAACATTCTATATAAGTCCTCCCCCTCTACTTTAAATGCATATTCACTGTGTGGCTCAAAACATATTTCGTCTCCGACCTTTAATCCTAAGGCTTCTAACTGTTTATTAATGTAAACCAACTTACCGTGTAGAGGCTCTTTTGTTACTCCGCTTCCTATAAAATAAGAATCTTTTTTAGAAACGGGTTTTACAAAACAATATTTATCATATGCTTTCCAGTCTTTATCTTTTTTATATAAAAAAAACTGAAACTCATCTACTAAAAACAAATCGTCTTTTAACCAGCTTCGTCCACTTTTTTGTCTTCCATAAATGTCATTATAATATTTAAAAACATTATGGTGAACCAATACTGTGTCACCTATAGATATATCGCCAGTATACCCTATTGGTATATTTACTACCTTTGCAAACCTATTTGCAACAGTGTGATCTTCTTCAGATACACTTATGATTAACTCTTTATCTCCATAAGATTTAGTGTTATCATACCTTTTACCCTTTAGTGGTTTTACAATAAAATAGTGTGGTGATTGCATTAAAAATTTATATTATATTCCAATGAGATTGGCATGGTGGTTTTAAATTCTTTCCACAACAACACTTCGTTTTCTTTTTGAATCCATATCATATATGATTCATGTTCTTTATTGTGTTGTATCAAGTGAATAGAATATCCTCCTCCCAAAACTTCTTGGCCTACAATATAATGCATTGCACCAGATTTATAATCTGTGCCTATGGATATTTTTCTTATGTCCAATCTATTAAATTAAAATGTTGTTCCTAATGTTAGGATTCTATAGTACACGTTCACAAACAACTTACCGTCACCTTGTGATGGATTACCACTCGTGGTTAAAACTAAAGGTTGATTAGTAGGCAGTACTATATTTGTTGCTCCCCCATCAAGAAAAAGCTTTGTTGCATAGTCTGCGTTACCATTTGCAGTTGCAGATGGCAAAGTTGCAAATACAGTGGTGCTGCATTTAAACTCTAAATTGTTTCCAAAGTTATATACTGTTGTACCTTTCTGACCATATACTGCAAGAGACAATACATCAAAAACCTTGTTTGTTCCTGGAGCAGCAATAATTGTTTTTGAAGATGTTGCTAAAGATTGTAATTGTGAAGATGTAACTTCGACATGAGCAACTAACGTATCAATACCAAATTGTGCTTGTAATTGTTGTACAGTACAAGACTTTGTCATTAGCTGATTTTCTGCATCAGTAAGTATTAAATAATCTGCAGGATCTAATGTTGCAATTTGTGGGTATGCCGTAGTGTTGCTTATTTTTGCCATTTTATTCTTTGTCTTCTGGTTGCGTTACAGTTCCGTCTTTTAAATTAATCGTTGCATTCTTACCGTATTTTTCGGCAAGAATTTTTTCTTGATCATTAAAAGAATTTTGAATACTTTCTAACGCACTCATTAATGTTTTTTGTTGTACTGCTGCATCAGCAATAGCAACTTTAGTTTGCATAAACTGCTGATTAAGATTTTGAATGTTTTCTAATTCTACTGCAGTTAGTTGCATTGGTTCTTTTTCTTTACTCATTTTAATTTGATTTTATTTATAATAACAAAGGTAATAAAAATTTTATGAAATGTTCTTAAACATTAATTACGGTGTCCAAGCAGGTATATAATAATTTTGACCTCCTATGTTAATTATTACCCAACCAGCAGCAAATAAACCAGTATTGTCTGGTACTTCTGGACTTTGAAAACCAAAATTTGCGGGTGCATTATTAGCAGAAATAAATCCTGGAGCACCACTTGCTACAGCCGTTACATGCCCTGTAGCATCTACTGTTATATCTGCATTAGGATAAATTCCTGGAAGTGCTCCTGAAGCTGCATGTTCAATAATAACTGATCCACTTGCTCCACCTCCTATTATTGGTGCTGTTGTAGAAACATTTGTAATATCACCTGTGTTAGTTGTATAACCCGCACCGTTTGTAAGTTGATTGTTATTTGTAACGCCATTGGTGATTGTAACAACACCGCTGCTTTCAGCTGTAGATATGTTTGTTCCCCCTGCAATTTTCATTGTAGCACCATTGGTAATTGTAGCAGCCCCAGCATCTGAACTAATTATCCAAGATGACATTGTTCCAGTATTAGTTGTATATCCTGAATCGTTTGTAAATTGAGATATATTATTACTTGCTAAACCTAATGTTACTGAACCAGAAGTACCTCCACCTGTTAACTTATTTCCTGCGATTACTTCAGTAATGTCTCCTTGTGGTATACTTGGAAAAGTAGTAAGGTCACCTGCTCCATCAATATATTGAGAAGAAGTACCTGCCATTGTAATAGCAATTGTACCACTACTTGTTACTGGTGCACCACCTGTTGTGAAAGCATTTCCTTGATGAGAAAATCCTACACTTGTTACTGTACCTGAGCCTCCACCTGCAACAGCATTGTCTACATAAGTTTTGTTTGCTGCGTCCGTTCCTGCAGATACTGTATCAATACCTTGTATTCTACCTGTACCACCTAATGTAATATCCCCACCAGAAACAGTTACATCCCCTGCAAAAGTCGCGTTGTTATTACCAGCTATAGAAAAAGCTGTAGAACTATCAGTATCATTATAGACAAGTAAAGTACCATTGTCATTTATTATAGAGTAATCGTCATTACTATCTGTGTCTGCCAAATATATTCTTGGATACGTACCTTGAACATAAAATTGAGCTCCAGTTATATTGTTAGAACCAACAGTTACATCCCCTGCAAAAGTCGCGTTACCTCCTGCTGACATATCAAGATGTAAAGCGGTAATTACACTGCCACCATCATTACCTTTTAATCTAATATCATAATCCTGCTGGGTTGAAGCAATATTTAAGTCTCCATTTTCAAAACCTAATCTACCCA